TACTTGCAATCTCAGAATACAAATCTTTCCCATGCATAAATGTCTCATACATCTGACTATCGCCAGCACGTTTACACATAGCGGCTAAACATTTGGGTTCCTGCTGACTGAAATCTGAACTCATAAGCACATAACCATCAGATGCCACAAACATTTTGCGAATCTCTTTGTTATGGCTGGGAATGTTCTGGAGATTTGGATTCTCACTTGACATTCTCCCTGTTCTCGCCCCATACTGATTAAAGCTACAATGAATACGACCATCTTTTGGATTTACGCAATTAGGCAGTTTATCTATAAAAGTATCTACAATAGTAGAAAACTCTCTATAATCTAATACTGCTTTTGCTACAGGATTATCCATGCTTTTTAAAGTCGCTTCATTTGTTGTTCTTACTTCCTTCTTTGTTTTCTTATCTACAGGAACTTCACAACCCATAATATCATAAAGAAGAATAGCAAGCTGTGAGGAAGATTTAATATTAATTGGGTCATCTAACTTACAATTAGCGCCCATCTTTCTTCTATACGCTTCTATATCCTCTGCATATGTATCACAGATTTTATTGAACTGCTCTACCCTATCTTCTAATAGTGCATGATATTTATCTTTAAGAAATTGATTATAATCAAAGTCAAACTTTATCCCATTATCTTCCATATCACACACAACTTTTATACACGGCATTTCTATATTGAAGAATACCCACGATACACCGTTCATACCATTTCTTGCTTCATTAGGCTGTGTAGCATCATAATACACAAACTGTTTCTGATACTGATATAATTCGTAAGTAATAATAGCATCGTGGGCAGCATAAAGATAAAACGTATTAATAGGAATCTTATCTGCTGGTATACCATTAAACAGTTCATCAAATGAAAATGCATCACCTTTTCCATTAAGCACATATTTATTATGCAACTTCTTTAATCTATTAGATTCCTCATTTTCATTCATCAATCTCGCCGCAAGATATGTGTCCCATGTACAGTAAATATCTTTTACACCGAGCTGATTTCTGATTACCCGCATATCAAACTTGGCATTGAACATGATAATAGCAGGATTACATTGTAACAATGCAAACAATCTATCTGCAACTTGTTTTTCTGTAAGCTGATTATCTACTCTCGCACCAGTTACATATGAAGTATGATTAATAGGAACATAAGCGGCTTTCTGATTAGGTGTATATAAACACAAGCCAACAATACTATCAAGAATCGGGTCAAGACCAGTTGTCTCTGTATCTATTGCTACTACCCCATTTAATGCACACTGTTGAAAATAAACATCTAAATCTTCCTCAGTGCGTATAATTACATACTCATCCTTAAACTGTCCGAGATTTTTTTCAACCATAGCTTTTATCTGATTAATTCGAGCTAATAGTGAATTTCCACCTCGGACAGTTGTTTGTGCTTTTCTACTTGTATTCGATTTTTTAGCAAGTTTATTATCTTGCTCTCTTCCTGCCCGCTTTGGAATACTAAATAAAGGCATATTATTCTCCTTATTGCCGACTGTATGTTGAAAAAGAGAGTCACAAAACCAACATACAACATTGTGTATTTGTACTGGAGGACGAGTGCCGACAATTTATTCAATTAATAAACATCTCTACCGCGAGGTGTTCTACGTCTTGGAGCTTCCTCATACTCCCTACTTTCTCGTCTACGAACAGGAACTTCATCATCTTCATCGCCATCAGGAGGAAAATATCCATTTTCAAGATAAAAATCCATATCGTCTGCTGACTTATCAAGAATAATACTGCCGAGCGGATCAGGAATTTCAGGCAAATCAGCAAGAGGAGTGCCATCATTCTCAACTTCATACAATTCATATGTAGTAGCCTGGTCGCCCTTTTTACCGTTGCGCTCAACATCAAAAATATGTGAGCAAAGAGGTGTAGTAGCACTACTATATCTACTACACACAGAGGACAGCTTGTTCATAAACTTCTTACCGCGTTCCCAAATCTGTACTTTATCCGCATCAATATTGTAAAGGGGGACCATCAATTTTACCTGCTGTGCTTTATGCTCTCTACAAAACGGACAAACATCAAGCGGCTGTCTGTAGTCTCTCAGACAATTAACAAGCCTTCGCTTATCATCAATTTTTATTTCATGTACAGCATAACCTTGCACATCTTCAATGCCGCTGTACATAAACCGCACTCTCGCAGTATCTTTATCATCTTTTAGAGAAAAGAATCCTGCTGAACCTTGACCACCATAATGGTCCATATCTTCGTTCGCTTTAAATGCACCCATAAATTAATCCTTTCGTGTTTTACTGTTTTACTGTTTCGCTCGTCTTTCGACTCTTCTATATTAACATGTATTATAATGTTTGTCAATAGTATTTTTTCAAACTCTTCAACTCCTCTTTAGTACAATCATTAGCATCTTTTCTTCCTTCTGGAAAGAAATACTCTGCTATAAGTTTAGTACCGTTCAAATTTTTTCTTATTCTTTCTCTCGCCGCTAATCCTCTTTCATCCATATCTGTAGCAAGTATTATTTCTCTACACGGCAATTCTCTAAGCTGTTTAAACTGTAATTCATTCCCCAATCCGTTGAGGGCGCAGGCATATTTTCCTACTGTCCAAAATGATAAAGCATCAAACATGGACTCACAGACTATTACTTCATTAGGAAACGGATGTAATTGATATAGTTGATATAATCCATATAAAGGCTTCTGAACGTGAGCAGGATAATTAAACCACTTACTGTTTATTCCTCTCCGAGCAACAAACAAACAATTTCCAGAAGCATCACATATAGGAAAGGTAATTGCTTTACTGTTGACGTCCACGCCAATATCAAACAATTCAATGATTTCATCAGTTAATCCTCTTTTATACATATATGGATGTATATATCTATACTTATCTAATTCTTCTTTCGTAACATAACTTGTACAACTGTTACGACTAACAGATTTATTATCACGGTAAAAATCAAGTGAAACATCTTTCCTCTCCTCCACTTCTACTGTTGCAAAATTACGAATTAACCATTGCCAACCCCATTTGTCTACTAAATCTTCATCATGTCCAAAACAATGGGATATTACTTCTGGTAAAGTATGTATTTCTCCACACGCAAAACAATGCAGAATACCATCACTTTTTCTTAATCCCGCAGATGGTTTTCTCTCCATACCATTAGAATGATACGGACATGTAATCTGAATATGGTCTCCACTATCTCTTTGTTTTGCTATGAGTGGAATATTATTGGCTCTTAATTGACTGACTAATTCGGTCAATATATCCTCAAGAGAACAATTAAATTGTACGTCATTTATTATCATCTTTTAAATTCCTTACGTATTTACGTAACTGTTCGTTTTCCCACATTCTAAGAAGTTTAGACCACATCGCATGTTCCATTCCTATACTTTTATCTATTTTCTTTTGTATCCACTTTATTGGAATAACATTAGCAGGTTCAAGGGCTTCAATATCCTTAACATCAATACTTCTTTCCACGATTTCGCCACGGAGATTTCGTTCGATGCTCTGTGGCAGGTTTAACACATCCTGCTTTCGGATATATTCATCAGTCATTGTCTTCCTCCCAATAATTCCGAACAATCCCGATATACCTGTTAAGCCAACATAATTCTATTACAAGCCTATCCGGTCTTCTTTCAATCCTGAGTGTCGGTAAAATGAAAAACTCATATATCAACTCGCCGACAGCCAATGATGTAAAAGTTTTAGTCATTTTCTTCATCCTCCAAGTCTGATATATTTCCTTTCTTTCCCTTGCGGCAATTTCACTTTTCCATAGTCAATATTGATTTCAGACACGTTTACACCGCTCATGTCGAGTCCGGCAAATTTAAGACTGATTTCCATCTCTGCATCGGTAATTTTTCTTGCTTTACACCAATCGTAAAATTCCTGAACTGTCATGCTTCTTCCTCCATATATGCTTCGGGGAGCGGACGCCGTGCTGTGACTGGAATATCAACCCAATCGCTTCCCAATGAGCCAAGGCTTACAGGATCGAAACTCTCCTGCCAGATTCCAAATCCTTCGCAGTCAACTTCAAACGGTGCTATTCCTATAGGATCAATCTCGTAGTCTTCTGCATATCCGCTTTCGTAGGTTACAAGGTACTCTCCGTCCTCTTCAGGCAGTCTCTCCGTCACCGGAGTCCATCTGTCCTGCTCCTGCTTTTCCAGTGCGGAGATAGCCATGTCAACGGCTTCGACTGCGGCGTCATCCTTTATCGTATCAAGATAAAATTGACGTATCCTTTGTAATCTTTCTGTTGCTTCTCTTTCCGTCATTCCTTTTCCTCCCGCATCTTCCTCAGCACTTCGGCAATCTCAGGAAAATACCTGCCGGTCTTGACAACATCTTCTCTCGGCCACGCCTGAATTACTCCGTTTTCATCAAGAACATGCAACAAATAATCATCTATATCAACCGTTACACCCTTTATATCTTCATCATTAATCACTTCATCCCCGACCTTGATTTTTTCTTGTTTTTGCTCATACTGACGGATTTTCTCGATGGCTTCTTGTGCCAAAAACTTCTTTAATGCCATATAATTTCCACATCCGAACACGGCTTTTCTTTCTTCGTAGTTAAACAGCCCACCATCTTCTCTTGATAAAACAATCTTCCTCGCCGCATCCCACGCATCATTGAGACCATTATCATAACCCAATCTATATGCACATGACCTTGGAGCATCTACCCAATGTTGTTTTGTATCCTGTACACCTTTTTCGTATGCTTCGTTACGGACAGCGTCAAGGTCAAGTTCGGTATAGGGCGTCAAATCTTCTGGGTCTTTAAAATCAAAGCAAACGTGTCCATCTTTATCAGAAACTTTAACCCACTGCAGCCATGCAGTGTTGTCTGGTATTTCGATTATATATTTCTTTGTATCCACCTTATTCTCCTCTCTCTATAATAAGAATATCATCTATACCGCAACCGAATAAGCAAGCAAGAATAACCAAATTGTCGATTGTAGGAATAGACTTGCCATGAATCCACTTATAGATAGCCTGCGGTGTAGAAAATCCCATAATATTTTGAATATCTCGGATAACTAACCCGTTATCAGTTATTAATTTCTTAATATTATTACCAGTTTCTACAGTATTAATCTGTGGAATCATTTATCTCCCTCACCTTTATAACACCAGTAACTTCACTTCTTGCATAAATATCGCCGGAATCCACTAACGTATTCCATGCAGATTTATCTACAACTAAGATTGCATCATCTTCATCTAACCAAGGACAAATACAAATAACCTGCTTAAAATTTTCATCCTGAGCAATCAGCTCATCTGCTACCTTCTGATTACAAATAATCATCGCATCTCTATTTTCCATATTATTCTCCTTTCTGTAATTACTATAGTGTTTACTGCTTTTTACTCTTATATTGTAACATGTAATCTAATGTTTGTCAACAACTAAAATGTATCCTCTTTATCTTTTACTACATTCTTTCTTATCTCCCGAACTTTTCTTTCAGTACGCTCTTTTGGTTCTGCATCATCTTCTGCTGGTATAAACTCGAAAGACCCCTCATCAATATCCCATTTATAGTTCAATTTACCACCCACAGAACCAAATCTTGATTTCTTTATCCCCATTTTTAATATACCATCTTTTGTCTGTCTTAATGACAACACTTTAGATGCATTGTGAGATATACCATCGCTATCTCTAATAGATTCAAGGTCAGGAGTTTCATCTTCATCTTCTGCGACTACACCGCTTCTATTTGACTGCACTACTACTAATACTGGTACATGAAGTTCTATTGATAGCGCCATCAAATCTTCACTAATATTTGTCAATGATGTAGTGAGATTATCTCCACGTTTATATCTTTCATCTGATAGATATTTAATACCATCTATTGCGAGTATATCTATTTTAAATTCCTTCACAAAGTTTCTTAACTTTGCAACTGTTATTTTCCTATCAAAGTGTTCTGGTGTTGCAGTAACAAACCTATTTTTATTTTGCTTTAGATTCTGAATATAATTCTTATATTCCTCTTCATTTATTGTATCTCTTCCCCACATTAATCCTCTATTTGAGAAATTCTGATACAATGTATCAAATCTATAGCCGACACTCTTCGGTCCCATTTCAGGAGATATGTATCCGATATTAAATCCAAGTTCCCATATATGCGTACAAATCTTTTCAAGCACCCATGACTTTCCTTGGTTTGTACGTGCAAAAATGACGAACAGCTCTTCTTCTCTTTGAATACCATGAATCAAATCATCTAACTCTTCAAAGCCTGTAGTAAAGAACCATTCGTCTTGATTTTCCTTCCTATCTATGAATTGTTTATATCTTTCTTCCGCTTGTGAAATAATATCTACACCGCCCAATCTATATTGGGGCTGTAATTCTTTCACTGCATGAATCATATACTCAGCGGCGGCATTAGAATCTGTCTTTAAAAGCTCTGCTATCTTCTGAACCACTGGAACAGATTTATAGTATAAATACTCCTCTCTTATTGTATCTACAAGATACCTGTCTGATTCTGTAACCTCAACAAGTTCAACATCTGGAAACTTTGATAAAAATGTTACTTTATCTGGAACACTTCCATATTCTTTTTCATGCTGTGTAATGAACCGATATTCATCGGTATAGCCGATAAAAAAATCTTCGGTCAACATATTATCAGTAATAATAGACGAATCCTTTGTATTTAATATTTTACTTATTATCTGTAATTGAATCATAACTCTTATTTTCTCCAAGCAGTCTTATTTTTTTCAACTTTATACAGCTAATAAAAGATTGCGAGCATCCATATTCTTTAGCTAATTTGCACTGTTTCTCACCGTCTATAATTATTCTTTTATATATTTCTAATATTGTATCATCAGTAAAATTTCTACCGTTCGATGTTCTCCAATTATTCCACCTCTCTGTAGAAGTTTTATGTATATTTTCGTTTTCACTCAATTTTCTTTTTGTTGATTCTGAACGGCGTTTTCCTTGCCAATATTTAGCATTATTGGCTTTAATTTTATTTTTTACGGTGTCTGACAACTTTCTGCCACGTAATTTTTCACCAACTTTTTTGCCTTTATTATTATATCTATTATTATAACTGTGTGTACACCACTCTAAATTGTCTGCCCGATTGTTTGATTTATTTTCATCTTTATGATTTACTTCCGGCAAATTATCTGGATTTGGTATAAACGCTTGTGCCACAAGACGATGCACTAATTTATGCCCACATGAAACATATTCATTTTTATCTGTGCTTAAATCATATATTTTTTCTCTATATGTCCATACGCCTCTGTTTGTCGCAACACTATAAGCTAATCGTTTTACTCTACCAAAATTACTAACTTGATGATGCTCCCAATCTAAACAATCTCTCCAAACTTCTATCATATAATATTACCTCCAAAAAAATATTTTGTTGGTTATAGTATATCATATTCATTTTTACTTTACAACTAATTTTTCATATCCAACAAAATAGTCTCTTGTTAACAAATTATCCTCTAATATAGAAGAATCTTTTGTGGCTAAAATCTTGGAGATTATCTGTAAACTTACCATTCTGACCGCCTATCTTTGCCTTTAAATTCAACAAGTGTTGATGTATTCCAAATTCTACTTGCAAGTCTATCACCAAGTGCTATCTCTAACTTGTCTCTGCTCGTAATATTACCAGTATAAATGTTCGCAAGACCATCTGCAATTCTCTGGTCAACAATCATAAGTAACTGCTGTATATCGTAATCCGATAACTTTGTACTTGCAATATCATCCCAGACAACTAAATCAACGGTTGTTAAAATATGCAGTAGCTTTTGTCGCAGTGCGGCATTTTCAAAATTCTTTACTTTATTTAAAAATGCAGGAACATGAATAAAATATCCTCTTCTTCTGAATCCGTTTCCTGCCCATATCTGGTCAAAATATCTGAGAAGCAACTTTATAGACCAACTTGTTTTACCATTTCCAGTATGTTCACTGTAAAGATAAAGTGATTCTCCGTTCTCAACAAAATTTACAATATCAAGGCGAATATCATTGAGCAGTTCAAATGCCCTCTGGTCATAAACACCATTTAATTTTATAGGTTTCTGACGCTTTTTAGAAAGACCGCTATGTTCCATAAGATATTTCATCTCTACATAACGAACACAATTAGCACATGGTTCGTAAGTACATACCTCACGATACCAACAATCCTCTTTTCTCAATACCATACTTGTTCACCCATTGCCTCTCGTTCTGCTGTTTGCCTATCAATTTCTCGCTTTTCTTCTTCCGTATATGTTTCACACGATAAACCTTCTTCCCACGCTTTTCCTTTTCTTACATCAGTAGGTTTAGATGAAAAGTTTCTATCTTTTGGGTCATAGAATCCAATATAGCCTTTCTGCATACTATAAAGAATGGAATCATGCTGTATATTAGGATCAGATGAAATCTCTTTAAGTTTGCGTAACAACCCCTTCCACGTATTGGTATAAAATGGTTTTCCGTCTTTTCGCATTTCCATTAACAGATAAAGATAATCATGTAAATCAGACCTAATCATTTCATTATCTGTAAAATCATTTATCATATCCACACATTTAGTATACAAGTTTGCTTTCTTAGGTTTTGATTGTTTACCGAATTGAAATTCCTGAGAATGTAATTCTTCTTTAGAAGAATTTTTTTCTTTTTTTCTATCTGTTTGTTTACTTGTTTTATTAAGTAAAGTTTCTTTACTACCCCCATGTAAAGTTTCTTTACTACCCTCGTAAAGTTTCTTTACTACGTTGAGATTAGACCAATATGAGTCCGGATTTATATAGTCACCGCTAATGTGCTTAACTATATACTCTTTGTCTAATAATCCTTGAAGTGCTTTATCTACAGTTGGAAGTGAGATATTAAAAGTGTCTGCTATATATTTACGACCACCATAATATTTAGATACACCGTCTTGTGAAAAACCATGAATCATAGCAAATATAAGAAGCTCATTTCCTTTTAAGCCCAATTCGTTACACATCCAACCTTGAATTACTATATAGTTATTTGATTGCATATTTAGCTTCTCCATGTTTTTAAAAATCTTATTTTTCTATGAATTGCTGGACACGTACCGTCATTCTGCTGAACTATTGGATTTATCTTTTCTATTATACCCAATTTAATGAGTTGTCTTAGCAGTTTTTGTTGTTTATACTTCGGTATGTTTATTGCTTCTTTTATTTGTGAGCCTGTCGGCATTTCAAAAAACTGATATGGTATTTTTTGAAATTGGCTCAAATATGAGCAAAACAAATCTATATCTTTCATTATTTACTCCCTATAAACAAAAAAGCTACTATCAGTGGTGCGAGCAAAGATAGTAGCTTTTTTGTAGCCAAACAAGATATTAAGTTGTATTTGCACACGACTCGCACTTGTGTGGCTAACATCATTAGCATATATGGAGGATACCTAAGATGACTTATGTCTTTCGACTATTTAATAGTATCACATATTATAACAGAAATCAAGTGTTTTTTAAATTATTTTTTATATATTTCTAAAGTTTCTTCAACTTGGTTATCTACTTCTGCATTACATGTTTTCCAAAGATTTGCTCTTACTTCTTCCAGATTGTCACCCTCTTCAATCTGCCGCTCTTCGCAGTATTCAAAAGTATAAAATGTATCCCTAATCTTTGTGCTGATTCTGCTGGTCGCTCTGATTGTTGTTGTTTTCATCTCTCCTCCTCTCTTAGGCATTCATCATATATAACTGCTGTGGATATTGCAGTTATAGCCACTAACATAGTAGTTATCAGTAAAATAAATCCTATACAAATTAAATGTAGGCGCTTCATTTTGTTTTTACTTTTGACACTTTAAGTGTAGGAACTTCTTTTATAGTTGTAGCCGCATCCATCTGATGCAGTACATCTTCAGGTATAAGATTATTATAGATGGCACGTTCAAGTGCATCAAAGTCTATATACTCTTTAGTTTTGATTATACCCTCACATTCTCCATGGCGTTTAAGTATATCTAACAACATCTCCTCATTTACGCTCTCACGCTTTTGAATAGTATAAGTTGCTTTATACTCGCCTGCTACATATTTCGGTAGAGCAAAATTTTGCATGATTGATTTAATCTCTGCGTTCTCCTTATCACAAAGTTTCTTAATTTCATCCTGCTTACTCTTGTTCTCCGCATATTGAGGTATCAGACTGTCCAGTGTTTTCAGTTCCATTTTTCTCCTTTCTATAATACTTTTGTGTTACATCACCCATCACACCATTTCTACCTTGGGGAATAGAATGATGATATTGAACAAATTTCCAAATATCTTCTTTATGCCAGTATCTTGTTTGTCTTGGTCCAGCTTGTATATAATCAGGAAGTATTTTAGCGTATTCATTATCAGGATGCATACGCTTAAAAGCATACCACGAATTTATTGTTTTAAACGATACACCAACAAGAACAGCAACTTCTTCCAGTCTTAACAGACCTTGGTTATTACTCACTTACATCACCTCCGCATCATCACCTCGATTCTGTTATATATTCATTATAACACATGAATAAACATGTGTCAACATGTTAGCTTAACAGGAAGTCAAGCATTGCGCCTTTATCAATCTGGATTTTTCCATCTACGAGAGCATCAGCCATCTGACCTTTGCGCTCTACAAGTTCGTGGATGCGTTCATCAATAGTGTTTTTGCATAAAATAGTATAGATAGTAATGTTTTCAGTAGTGCCGACACGATGGCATCTATCTTCTGCCTGCTCTTTGTTTGCACGATTCCACGGTTCGTCCATGAAGATTTCAACTGTGCCAGCTGTAAGAGTAAGCCCTGTGCCCATAGCACCGATTGTACCAACAATGAATTTACAATTATCATCTTCTTGGAACTGTTTTACATGAGCTTGTCTCTGGTCACTATCAACTTCACCTGTAATATATGTACCGTGATATTTTACAGCAAGTCTGTTATAGATAGGAAGCGTCATCTGTGTCCAGTTAGAGAAAATGACTACTTTTTTACCATTCTGTACAGCTTCTTCTACAAGTTCTTCCATCCTATCGAGTTTTGCGCTCTCTTTGATAGTAGAGGAGAGGATGCCTGTATAACCTGTTGCTTGTCTCATTCTGATAAGCTCTGCAAGAGGATTATTAGCCATTTTAATCTGGTCAATATTCATTCTTATTTCAGAACTGATTTCCCTATAAATTTGTGCTTGTTTGGGAGTCATATCAACATACTCGTCAATATGAGTTTTTTCAGGTAAATCAAGAACATCTTTTTTCAGTCTGCGGAGCATAATTTTATCAAGCTGTTTCTGTAACTCATCGAGATAACGATACCCAACAACTTCATATCCACCAAAGCCCCCGTACATAGCATAGTGATTTTTAAATGCAGAGAATGAATGACCCTCATAACCAAGCCATTTAAGTACAATATACAAATCAAATGGTGTATTCATAAGAGGAGTACCTGTCATAGCAATTCTGCACTCAGGCTGAATTTTCAGAATACCCTTACCCTGCTGACTTGCGGGATTCTTGCATTTATGAATTTCATCTATAGCTACAATACCAATCATAGAAGTTTTGCATAACTTCTGAATTTCCTTAACACACTCTTCATTTCGCATTGTCTCCACATTTGTAATAAGAAAATACGGAGAAATACTATCAACATGTTTCAGGTCATAGAGCTTATCATTTGTACTGCCGATAGAAATTTTTCTACCTTTAAATCTCTGACCAAGAATCCACGCATCTTCATTAGAATGAGTATGCACTTCGTTGACCCAGTTCCATTTCAGACCGTTGACGCCGCAGATAATGAGACAGTGCTTATAGCCTTTCTGTAACTTCTTAGCTACTGCAATGTCAATAACCTGTTTAGTCTTGCCGAGACCCTGTTCGTCACCGAGAAGCCAACGATTGTTAGCAAGGCCGTATTCAAAACCTTCAATCTGATGTTTGAACGGTTTTGTTTTGAAATTGAAATCAGCAGGAATCTCTGCAACAGGTTTTTCTTCTGTCATATTAATATACGGTCCAGTAATATCAAAATCAAACATCGGAAGATTATCGACTACTGTTTTCAGAGCAGGAAGCGGAGCTTCCCACTCTTTCTTATCAGCATTGTAAAATCTCTGCGGGAGAGACTTTACAGTATCTACTATTCTCTGGTCATAATCAAAAGTAATATATACAGAGAAAGCAGATTCCACGTCATAGCACTTTTTTGCTTTAGCTATTTTTACATTAATCATACTTTCACCTCTCAATCAGAATCAGTCTATTGTTACCGCACGCACATGTACAACTGTTCGCATTTCTTCTCAGAGCTTTAACAATTTTACCTGCTCTTGCATATTTATACTCTCTGCCGCATTCCTGGCATCGAACGATATAATTGTTGCGTTCAATAACCCTGTTTGCTACACCCTTTTCTTCACCAGAAGTACAACGAGTAATATTAAACTGCGGATACTCACGATTCACAAGCTCTGCAAGTCTCTTCCACTCACCTGTGTGACACATGCGATTCTTACCGGCATGGAGAAATTCATGAATAACTGTATTCATTGTAGCTTCATAGTCAATATCTTCCTGCATGAGTCGGGAAGAAAATTCAATAGTATAATAACCAGTTTTCTTATTATATTTGCATCTTCCCCAACATGCTGTGAGTCTACTATTTACAGTAACAGATGCAATAGGTCCATAATTAATTCCCAAATCATCGAGAACATCTTTGCAATCTTCTACCAACACTTTCAAATTTTTCATAGCGTTCCTTTCTGTCATTACTGACTGCTGTTTTTCTATCTGTAAACATAGTATCACATATTTGTGATAAATGCAAGCATTTTTTCAAAAAAAATACGAGAGACTAAATAGCCTCTCGTACTTCTGATACCATATTTTTTAGCATTGTTCGCTCAATTTGCATATCTGTATTTTGATATAGTATAAGAAGAAACTCTTTTACTTCTTTACAAACCCGTCGTATAGCGATTATTAACTCATCATCCGATGCTTGATTACGTTGGTATCTTTGTTTTACTTCGCAATATTCTTTGTATCTGGGGAGTATATCATTTAACTCTTGTTCTAAGCTGTCTGGCTTGCTCTGTACTGCGTTTTGCAAGTAAGACTGTACAACTATAAGGGCTGATAAGTTGCGTGCGTTAGAGAGCGTCAGAGGACTGTTTAACAACTCATTAATCTCTTTATTCACTTCTACAAGATTCATAATATACTCCCGTATAATTACTGCTGTTCCAGTTTAGTCACACATTGCTGTAATGCTCTGCGTTCCTTTTCAGACGGCGCATCATCCATCATATCTTCGAGTTTTCCAATCATGCGTTGTTTATCCATTGCACGACTGTATCCTCTATTATCACGACTGGTATAACGACCTCTTGCATCACGACCTCTGCGACCAGAATAGTCATTAGACGCATCATAACTGCCGTCATAAGAGCCGTCATAAGAACCATCATAACTGCCCCTATATGCTCCATCATAAGCCGCATCGTATGTATTACGACTGTCATTAGAGTGGACTTCGTGCATAGATTTATCTTCCATGCCTTGATTCCAGACTGGTGCATAAGAGTTGCCATGATTGCTCATATTATTAGGCTGACCGTCATTTTGATACATGAACCAAGGATAGTGATTAGACTGCCCTCTTTCATAACTACCACGAGACATTCTGCGTGAATAATCTTGACTCTGACCACCCATCTGCCCGTGTTCAGCCTGTTTCATAGCTTTTTCAGTCTCTAAATCAAGAACAATAGCGGATGCTTTATATAAGCTGTCAAGTTCTTGCGGAGTAATGTCGCCTTTTTTAACAATCTTTTTTATCTGGTCATCCAGAATTTCTTTAAGTGCTTCATAATGTTTATTTAATTCCATTGCAACATACCTCCTTTCACGCTATTCTTGTTATGGTTAAGTTTGCATTTTGCACTTCAATTATCGGTGCTGGTGTTACTGTCGGGTCAGTAGTAGCTGGTACTGCATCTACAGAGAGACTAAAACAGCAACAACGAGGCACTTTAATAATTGCAGTGGAAGTTACATTCCCAAAGTCCTCTACAGCCGCAGGCGTAAATATAGCTCTACTCGTTAAACGAGGTTCTCCATTCACAGCCAGCGCAACAGCTATCGGCGTAACAGTGCCACCTTCGGGAATAGCAATATTCCCATTGAAGGTGACCTGATACTGTGCAAACTGATTGCAACAACTGTTATTAGAAGATGCACCCTTGAGAATAAAATTTCCTGTATTACTTTCGTGATAGACATTACCACGATTACAGGGAATAGATGTATCAAACAGGATGGGTGCATTTAAAGCGACATCCTGGATAGGATTATACAAAAATTCACAAGCCATAGCGCACTCCTTTCTTAGAAGTTATTGCCGCAACCACAACCGTTGTTGTTGCAAGTGAAGATAGGGGTTCTGCCGTAAACAGGCGTAGTGGGAACGGGACAACTATTCAGTCTGTTGTACAGAGCATCAACTTCATTGGAGAATCCCTGAGCGATAAATGCGTTCTGTGCAGTCTGAGAAGCGGCAAGATTAGCCATGTTGAGCTGATTCTGAAGGTCAACATTATCTCTCTGAGCCTGAGCAAGCTGTCCTTTAACACCATCAAGTTCAAGCTGGCAAAGTTTGTCAATAATTGCCTGAGTACCACGAGTCTGAGAATCAATAATGTCACGGGTGTTCATTAAAGATTGTGTGCGGTCAGCACAGTTCTCAGTGGCTACGGTATATTTCAGGTCTGCAAGACCGAGCCTGTTCTCACAGCAACAATCCGCGAACTGTGAACCCAGTGTATTAAAGCCCTGCATCATAGCTGTCTGTGCGCCAAATGCTTGATTCATACTTGCCAGTTGACGAGCGTTCGCCGCTGTCTCAGCATTAGCGAATCCAGAACTAACTGTTGCATTAACTCCTGCGAAACCGTTGCAGAGGGATTGCTGAATGTCTGCGGTAGAGTTGCAAAGTTGAGTAGAAAGTCCAGAAATACCACTCTGTAATCCTGAAATCCCAGACATAACTGCTTGCTGGTCGAATCCACGCTGAACATCTGCATTAGTAGTGTTGCTCATAATGTAAGGCATTGCGCCGCCTCCACCATAGCCGCCACCGAAGCCATTACCCCAGCCGCCAAGAGCAAAGAGAAACAGCAGTATAATCCACCAACCATTATCTCCGCCCCAACCACCGAAGCCAGAACCGCCGCCACCATACATAGGGGCTACAGGCATAACCATATCATTACCTCCATTTCCTTCTGTTAAAGACATAACTTTAACTCCTTTCGTAAATATTTATACTGAAACCTTGGCCATGGTTTTGTATCTAAAAATTCGACTTTAATTCAATTAATTTTTAGTTAGCATATTCTGAATCTGTGTTGCCATTTGGGAAAGTTGATTATATTGATTTTGAGACATACGGCCCGAATTAAGAAGTTGTTGCACTTGCTGTCTTGGGTCGCCAGAGAAAGATTGTCTGAATTGATTTAACTGATTGACTAAATTAGTCATTGGATTCATACTTTGCTGTCCGCCTAACATATTGAATAATTGATTAGCCATTACTCTACCTCACTTCTCTGTACAAATTCACTGAGCCGCTTTTCTAATTCCTCTTTTGTGATAAACTGGGAAGTATCAATTTGTTCATGCTGAATTGTATTGACTGGTTGAGTCAACTGTGTGCGCTCTGTATAATCAAAGATTCTAAGCGGCATAGGCATACCGCTATTATCAGAAGATTTGATATAAAAAGTGTTAGATTCACTATCCATTAACATTACGCTTTTGCCAGGAGCAACAGCCCAAGATTTTGCGCCTGCTTCGCCTTGAACCCACAAGATTCCAGTATCATTGACTGGTTGAGTCATTTGAGGCTGTTGTTGCATCATTTGGGGCTGAAATGACGAAGGAACATATTGTGGATACATTTGTTGATATGTCATTGGAAATCCATTGTTATAAGCCATTTAATTCTCCTTTCTCCAGTAATAAATAGGAACTTCATCACCACTGTCCCACGTATCAAAATAATTGCCGCGCTCAACAGCTATTACGTGGGTGCCAGTTGCTAATATGCCTGTTAAGTCTGGATTATCTTCACAGAAATGTCTTACTGTATAACAATTAGGGCAAGAATCAGGAATGATGTAGCGTTTAAAACCGTGATTCATTAGATATGTACCCCAAACATCATTAGATGATGGCATATCGTGCATGGCGAATCCCTGAACCATAATGTCAAGATATACATCTTCCCATTGACGGTTCATTGCTTTTGAAATCGCACGAATTACACAGTCTCCCACAAGTTTTCTTGTCGGATTTGGGTTGAATATCACATACGCCATTTTTAACTACCTCAGTAGATAAGATATAGAGAGCCTGCATCGGTGAACAGTGATG